CCAACGCTCTACCTAATTCAGCTATTGATTGTATCCCCTGTCCAAGTAAGGTCTGAGCAGCTTGTACTTGGGAACTTCTATATTCAGGTCTGTATTTGTTAAATTCGAGATTATTAAATAAAACAGACTTTTGACCTCCACCTGTGTTTTGTAAAAAGTTATATGAAGGGTCTAATTCGGGTCTACCAAATCCTATTATAGACGAAATTGCTTGTCTTAAGTCGTTTACAATTCTACCTCCGACCGTTGTTTGTTCATTGGCTGTGACAGGTGATGAATCATCAAAATAATCACCGGGTATCCAAGAATATGGACTATAAACACCTGTGATTCTTGAAACCAAGTCCAATCCTTTCCCTACCAAATTGTCAGGTTGTGAGATCTGCCAATTTCTTTCAATTAAAGTTCTGTTCCCCGTGAGTAATGCGGTTGCCTCATAAGGATCAGACAAAGCATCCAACAGATTGACTCTTCCAAATGTTTCTTCCCTTATTTCTTGACCAATTCTATATTGGAATTGTTGTTTTAAAAGGTTTGCAGAAATTTGAGCCAATTTGGAGTCATTACTCAATGATGCTTCTGACCCGACGGGGTTTAATTGAAATACAATATTTTGAAGTGGATAGAATGAGGCTACAAATGTATAATAGGTGTCTCTATTATTTATTATATTTTGTATGTCTTGAATTGAAATGGGCTGACCAAATCCGTCTTGGGGTCCAAAAAAATTGAGTAGGTACTGTTTTTCTAAATATTCGGGATATTTTTTTAATAGCTCGTCCGAATCTTTTACCGCAGAATCCCTAAGTTTAATTGGAAAAATACCATTTTCTCCTGATACTTGTGTAGAGAAACTACCTTCGATGGTATAAGGAGAAAGGTTTTTGATAATATTGTTTTTTCTGAAAATATCAGAAATACTATTACCAAAACTTAGTGAACTATATGACATCTATTTTTATTTTATAAATAGATGGATTTGAAATTTATGATCTACCTTTCCTCTTTTCATTTATTCTTTCAAACTCCTCGGATAGTTCCCTTAACATATATTTTCTTTCAAAGACAGGCATAATTTGTAAATCTTGGTAAGTTATCGCTGTATTTCTTACCAAGTAGTAAAACTCTTTGAGTTGTACCTGTTTGTATTCAGAAGAAAGGACGAAAAAATTCAGCCCCAAAGGATACATTGATCTGTACCTCTTCTCCTGACGGGGCTAAAATTGTTTTATTGAGGTCAAGTCTTGGTTCTAATTTATCAAGTTCACTTCTTAGATATTTCGAGTCTGCTATAGGTAACATACTCACAAATCTTGAAATATCACTTCTATCCTCATTTCCATCAACAGAAACTATATTCATCTCCAGTCTTTTTGTCACAATCGGAGCAACCATTCCGTTTGGATATGAATCTCTTAGTTTTCTCAAGGTGAATTGATCACCCAAAGTCAACAATTTTACTTTTACCTCGTTTCCTGATTTTGGTAGTTTTATATTGTAATGACCATTCTGATCGGGTTCTTTTTCTAATTTTTTGAAATTTAATTCATCTAAATTAATATCTGTTTCGAAAACTTGTTTTGTCTTAGGATCTGTAGTTTTAATTTTATATTGAGAACCAAATGCTGTGTTTCTCAAAAAAACCAATATAGCCTCAGCATCACCCTCTAATAGTTGTTCTGGTTGTATGTCTGGTTCGTATATTTTACTCCTCAAAAGAGTTAAAATCATATTGTTTACCTCTTTAAGGTTTTGACTCATGAGTAAATTTTCATCAGAGGCGGTCAGATATCCCACCTTTAACGCTTTCTTTCCCGAAGCATAGAATTTACCTTGTGAAGGTAGTGGAACCACATCGTGTGGTAAGTTAAAATTTTCTTGTCCGTAAACTTTTGAATTATCCATAATAAAAAACCTCGGAGATTGGCTCCGAGGTTAAAATAAACTGAAATATAATAAAGTCAATATATGTTACAAATATATAATTGTAAACTCAATAAACAAGGATACATCTATCAGGACGAAGTGTAGCGGTGATAGTAGCAAGACCATCTTCACTATATCCCAATGAATCAAAGTTAACATCAGAAAGGAATGTACCTTGTAAAATCCACTTTTCTACCACAACACCGGTTGGATCTAAAAGTTCAAGGTCGATATCTTTCTTGTATCCCGCAGCGTAACCCATACGACCTGTTACGGATTCAGCGTGAAGTCTAACCCACTCCATGAGTGCTTGTGACGCTGAAGGACCAATTGGATCTCTGAAGGTAACGTTAATGGTATTCCAATTGAACCTTCCTGCGACATAAGTAGAAGTATTCAAAAATGGAATTTCAACTGGATTAATTGTAATTTGTGGTCTTGAGGTTGACTCAACAAACCACTCATTTATACCCAAAGATGAAGGAAATCTGAGGATAAATCTATTTTTTCTTTTGGGTTCATAAGGAACCGGCATTTTCATTAGTAAGTCTGCCATATTTTCTATTTACTTTTATTCAGTTTATTTTATTTCTTTATCTAGTTAGTTCACTAGGTAGTTTATTTTAATAATAAATATTATAGTTTTTATTTTATTTCTTTTTTTTGTCCTCCATGTGTTGCAAAAACTTTTACTGGACTTTCTTCCGGATATTCTTTTTCTAGAAATCCTTTGATTTTTTCTATATTTCTAAGATCGTCATCAGAAAATCCTATTTGGGGTACAAAAAAATTCTTTACATCATTCTTAAAAAACGCCCTGTTGTCTAATTTTGCGGACATTTCTTTTACATATCCTATGAATTCTCTTAAAGCGTTAATTTTACCTTGTTCGGGGTTTTGAGCACTTCCCTCTCCATATGTCACAGGATAAAATTTACACAAGTTGAGATACTCGTCGATCATTTGGGTTTTTGAAGAGTTAGTGACTTCTCCAGTTAATTCACGATATTTTTTTAAATTTTCGTAACAAACATTTCCATTTAATCCATTATAATTCATCAATAGATAATTTTTGCAAGCTTCACGAATAGCTTTTGGTGAGTGACCCCTCGCCGTAATAATTGCAAATATAGATCCACCATTTAAACACTCTACAAAGTCGTTCCATGATGGACCGGGAGGTGCGGTGAGAGCATCAATCACAAATTGTTTATCCCCTGCAACTGAAAAATGTCTAAAAGGATCTTTTGCAAAACCTACAATAGTAAGTCCGTGATAAATAAAAGGTTCTTTTCCGATCTGTTCACGGTATTTTGCAAAATCTTCACTACCCATACCCACCTCTCTGTCATCATCTGATAACACCAATATTTTGGTCGGCATATAAACAATATTATCGTCCCAATCAAAAGCGTAATACTTTGAATCAGGAGTCAAGTCTTCACCAAAACCTTCAGAGAGGAATTTTTCCTCTACATATTCTGATATTATTTTTCGTAGTAGTTTCATTTTTTAAAAAAGGGGGAGACCTTTTCTCCCCCTTTTATTAAATAGTTGTTTAGATATTTTCAAACGATGCACCTGTTGGTGTGATTACAAATTCAATATCAATAAATTCCAAAGATCTTGTTGGTTTGATGTAAATCTTACCTGTTAATTGGTTTCTATCAATATCTTCAGGGGAACTTGACACAGTTACTCTGAAGTCTGTAAGACCTCTGTCTCTTCTGATACCATCCAAGATTGGATTGACGGCATCCAAGAAATCCTGTCTAACCTGTTGGTCGTTCTGTTCAAAGAGAAGTCTAACAGCAACTGCGGAAATCAACTTACGAGCTTGTAACAACAATCTTCTTACGTTGATTCTGTCAAGAGCGGACTCACGAACTTGAAGAGTTTTGTTACCCCAAATGACTGGACCAACATCCGAGAAGGTAGCAATTGGGTTGAGTCTTCCTTGATAAAGGATGTCTCTATCTTCTTGTGTAAGTTTTCTTCTTGCCTTGACCGCATTTACCAAACCTCTTGAGTAACCTGCCGATGCGAACCAAGGGAACGCAATGTTATCGGTAAGAGCTAAGTTTCTCACAACTTCGGATGTTGGTGGTATCCAAAGGTTGGTGTTGTTCACACTATCTTTAACTAAGATCCAAGGATAGTAAGTAGCGGTGTAGTTAGAGTCAATATCACTATCCTCCAAATTAACGACCGCATCTGTTGGATAGATGAAGTCCTCAGGATCTGAAGTGGTCGCCACAAACATTTCATAGTCAGGTGTGGTTGTGATATAAATTGAGTCAGCTCTGTCTTGTTCGACGATATCGATAGCGTCTTGTACAAGAGCCAAGTTATTTACATAATCAATACCTGGAGTCACAAACACGTTAATGTTAACTGACGCTGGGTTATTAAATGTTTGGAAACCTTTAAGATATGCGTAGTAGTCGGTGTTTGCCCACTCAGTATTCTCACCATCGGTGATTTTCTTGAACGCTCCCCATCCTGAAGCGTCAGGGAATTGTGCCGTCGCCGCTGCTCCGAGAAGATATTTGGTATCTCCGAGTTGGTAAGCATCTGCGTTGGTTCTGTATTCTCTGTAGATATCCCATCCATCAAATCCACCTGCTGGTAAGAGAGTAAATTTACGTGAGTAAATTTTATAGTAAGGACTTGTTGATGAAGTTGGTTCCGCTTGGAAAGTAGCAACACCACACTGATAAGCCGATTGACCTGAAGTTACATATATACTTGGAATCGTGATAGCACTTGCGTTAACATCCATGTGGAAACCTTGTGTCAAGTAGGTCCAATCTGCAGATGTTGTATCAGTTGCGATGTTATCAGGTAATTGTTTTCCTTTGTATGAGAAGAAGTCCGCATCATAACCTTGTACGTTAGATAGACCCAAGTAAGTTCTTCTAACTTTATCACCTGAACTTCTAACACTTGATGCACCACCACCTGCAGTTAATACGGGTGTATTAAATGGGGGTGTATAAACAAGTTGACCAGGTGTGTAGTATTGTGTTTTGTAAACCAAGAATGGAGAAATATTTGTTGAATAGTTTCTTGAAATATATCCTTCAAAACCACAAGGAAGAGCGTCAACGGGGTGACCCTCGACAATCTCAAGCATGATATACTTTGACTTCAATTCGTACTCACCATTAGCAGTACCAACCTTCAAAGCTATGTAACTTGGACTTGAAACATCCATAGTACAATTCGCAAATCTTTCCAAAACTACAGGATTTTCATCTGTATCGTAGAAATCACGAACTAAGATATCAAAGTTGTTATTTGCGAAAGACATGTTAACCAAAGAAATCTTGATTTGTCTGTTAGCGTTATTACCATCGGAGATTGAAATAAATCTGAACAATCTTTCAACTATATCACCACGAAGTTCAGAGACAACATAAGGTGTAGATGGAGTTTGATATTGTTCACAGTACCAACCAATTGTATCCGGATCTAAACTTTGTGCGGAATCAAAAGAAACCAAACTTGTTGAAAGACCTCTAATTTTACCTTGATTGTAAAGTGTAGCCATAAGACCTGAATACTCTTCTTCAATGAACAAAGGAACCTCCGTTCTATCTTTGTTGAAGTTGGATCTACCAAACACCTTACCAACAAAATCAGTATTAGATGACTGGAATGAAGTTTGGAAACTGAATGTAACCGCATCTTTTGTAATACCAGAAACTGTGAAGTTATTGAAAGGATTTTGAGAAATACCATTCAAATTATCCAAC